CACTTTCTCCCATCTCTCTTAGTTCTTATGCTGTCTCATTTCTCGCACATTTTTCATGTTTTTATCAATTATAGTCGTAGTACGACTATATTTCAATAGTCGTGTCAGGACTTTTATATAATAATCCAAAAATACAAAAGATATCAGATTATTGTTCACTGGATACTGTGAACAATAGCTTGTTTCCGGTTAAGTTCGCACACCGGCTTTAAGGTACGAGGATGGGATTATGAAATTCGAAAACATACGAAATTTGCGAGAAGATAATGATAAAACGCAGAAAGAAGTTGCTGCATATCTCAACATCAAACAGACTACATATTCTAAATATGAACTTGGAAAAATCAACGTTCCTATTGATGTCTTCATCAAACTTGCTGATTATTATACAGTCTCAATTGATTATCTCGTTGGACGCGGAAAAAAGTGAACTTACAAAATGAAAAATCTCTGGACATCTTGCAAACATTGAATCTGTAAGATATTCAGAGATTAAGTTCGATGCCGCTGGCCGGCTACTCAATGCATATAAATAGGTACAAACTACTGCGAAATATCGCATTTTTAGGCACTTTCAACGTTGAAACCGTACAACAAAATACAATATTTTGCCCCATGAAAGCCCCACGTAAATGGTACAATATTAACGTCCCAGAGTCAAATGCTCTGGGGTGTTTTTGTCAGCGCTTAGAACAACTGGAATCTATCGATCAGAACTCCAAATGCACCAGCATATCCATCCTGTCCCCCACCAGTTTCATTGTTATACTGCCATGAATAATAATTTCTATTCACCGGTGATACTCTGTACTGCGCTTTCTGGGTGCTGCCGTTTGGAGCTGTATAGATAATCTCGATTGCATCAATCGGAAGACCATTACCGGCATAACCGTTGTTGCTGTCTTTCCAATTGTATCCAGATACATATGGCAGCCATCTGCCTGCGATTCCTTTCTTCTTGTTTGCTGCAACATGTACTCTGTACTTGATGTTTCCGACACTACATTTAATAGCAATGTCTGTGATCGGGATTCCCCTCACGCCTGCATAATCTGCCAGGTTCGTTACTGCTGGATAAGTCTTTCCGCCGGCACGTACTGCATAAGTGAAATCTACTCCTGCATTATAATAACCTCCAGAAGGCTTGATTGTCTCTTTAGGTCCTGATGTTGTTCCCTGTCCATAATCGATATCACAAAGCTTCAGCAGATGTGTAAATCTGTTCTGTGATAACTTGGCAATTCTCACACCATATGCGGACCCGTCCGCTGCGATGTACTGATCGTTTCCAAGATAGATACCGATATGCCCCTTCATCCACACCGCCCATCCAATGTGGGCGTTGGTTCTCTGACTGATTGGAAGCACTTCTACCGCAGTGCTCTTATACTGTCCCGAACCACGGATGGTACCTGTATACCAGCTAATCAAACCGGAACAGTCAACACATACCTTACCGGCTTTGCTGTCATCAGATGTCCATACACAGTTGGATCCGTACTGTTTTCTTAATGCTCGGATCTGCGACAGACTCATTACGGTTCCTTTTGCTCCGTAAATATACGGTGTACCAAGTTTGCTTTTTGCAAATGCAACTAATCCTGCTGCTGTCTTACTCATTTTGCTCTCCTTTCTTGCACCAGTGCAATTCTACTTTTTCTTATATGCGTTTCTATTCCACATCTCTGTCACTCTCTCCCAACCACCAGTACTCACTAAATAGACGATAAATGCGGCAATGAATGATGCAAAAATGTAATACCATTCAATCACTATCTTATAATAGGTGCACAACACAATTACTGATGCTGGTGTCAGAATCAGTGATGTGATCAGTGCCACAGCATTTGTCTGTACTTTCTTCAGTTCTGGCATTTCCTTAATCGTCTGTACAATCGCACTGACTAAAAAGGCCAGTACTCCGATTCCTGTCAAAATGTAACTCATATACTGCATTAACACTTCCATGTTCATAGTCATTCCTCCATATCATGCGCCTGTTTGTTCAGGTGCTTCTCAATCTTATTTATGGCTTCCGTTACAGGACCGTTGCAACCCTTTTCCTTGAGTCCTTTCAGGCAGGCGAGAAGCCCGTAGGTAATCAGGCACTGTTCTTCGTTGATCTTCCAGATGTCCTCTTCATGGGTTGCTCGGATCTTTTTGATCTTCTTCTCGAGCTCTTCCGGCTTTTTAAAGAATTTATATGCTGCAATCAGCACTCCTCCGATCACTCCCAGCGCACCAATCAGGCTGCCTGCCGTAATAATTGTCCCTATGCTTATATACACGGGTCTATACCTCCATATAATTTATGCATAAAAATAAGACCGGTTCACGGTCTGTCTCTGATGCTCATATGTATCACCTGCCTTATTTCACCATTACCCTCACAACATGCTTGATAATCTCCGGTGGTATCTCGTATGTGTACTCCAATATGTACGTCGCTCCCTTGATCATTGGCTGAATCAATGCAGACAGGATTGTCTCTTTATTATCTCGCTTGCTGATCTCGCACTCTCCTGATGCTTCTTTCTCATCTCCGTTTTTCAGGATGTATTTCGCAGAAGTCACATCAAATGGCTTCCCGCATGTACTCCTGACGCTGATGCATACATATTTCTTTTCCCCAAGCTCAAATATAGCACTATCCATGACGCACCGCCTTTCTGCAGCATTTCAGCCGCGCATTATAGTTTTCCTGCAGGACTTGTGTTTCCCGGAGAGTGACGAGCCGTGCTACCCACGGCAGCAACAGCAATCTGACTTCCCGCTTCGGTCCGACCAAATCCGCCTCTGTACAATCCTGGAGCAGTTGCGCCTCAGTGTGGGCATGATATTCGATCATCACTTCGCATTGTAAATGCCCTCTTGCTCCTGTGCTACTCTCCGCCCAGATCTCGATTTCCTGCAGTCCCGGCATTCGTTGGGCGGTTCCCTCCCAGTACCCCGGACGGTCCGGGATGGGCGTAAACTCCACCTCAATAGAGTTCACTATGCCCCATACCCTGATGATCATTTCATTCTGCCGGATCCACAACCTTGAAGGTCAGGTGGATCGTGCTGTTGGCGTCAACTGTGGTCGCTTCTGCCTCGACATCGCTGATGATCGGTGCCTTGGTATCGACTGTAACATGCCTATCAACCTTTGTTGTCTTCCCGATACTGTCCTCAGCGATAATAGAAATTGTATTCGCGCCCTCATTAAGGGTAATTTCTTTCGAGAATGCGCCGCCTTCACCGACTGCTACTTCCTCTCCGTTAATAGTTACCTTAGAGAGAGTTACCGCGTCAGACCCGGCCGTCGCCGTACCTGATACCGTAACCTTTTTGCTGTTCGTCAGCAGTCCTTCTTTAGGACTCGTAATGTTTAGCGTAGGCGCGGATGTACTGATCACAAAGGATACTGTCGCAACGTCAGAAACATTGCCGTCATTATCGGACACCTGCAGGCTGACACTGTTGGAACCGTCTGACAGGTTGGTTGCATGATACGTGCAGGTCTTCTTTCCACCTGAATCGCTACAAGACAGTCCCTGTGTTACCTGAACGCCGTTGACCTTGAAGATTACGGACGCCATGTTGAGACCAGATCCGCCGGCATCGGAAAGCTCCATGACAATATCCTGCGTCGCGCTTCCAAGCACGCTGCCCTGCGTCGGAGACTTGATAGTCACAGTCGGCTTCGTTTTCTCAAGGACACGGAATTTCAGTTGATCCCCGTATGTGTCGTCCGTAGCGTACATGATCGTCTCGTTGCCCGCCGCGTCGAATGCATGCAGCTCAATCGGGTATGTATGATTCGACTGGCTGTAAGATGATTCTGATCCGGACGGGATGTCCACGCTCCACTTCTGCGTCCCGGAGTTGTAAGATGCATTGTACTTCTGCCCTTTGTATTTGGCATAAGCCCTTACAATATCACTCATGTGTTTCTTCCTCACTTTCTTTCGCTTGAAATTGGATAGTCGTGCGGGTAATCATATGGATAGTCCTGATCGTACCAAAATTCAAATGATATATGAATTCGCTCCCCGGCATTCACTGTGGTTTTCTCTGCTTTCACCTCTTTGATTTCTGTCATATGCTACCCGCCTTTCTTATTCTGTTTCTATTTCCTTCCACAGTGCTTCTGATCCCTGCGCACCGGGCTCCCATACATTATTATCCACTAAGGATTCATATGTTTTGCCGTTGTGTGTCACCCGCTCTCCGGCCATATACGGATTTGTAGATCCCGGCTGTGCCCACGCTCCAATCCCAGTACCGTCCTGTCCCGGGAGCACCTCTGCAAAGAGTGACGGTGCCGCATCCGGCACCCAGTCCGACTGTGATGTATGTGCCTGCAGAACCTTATACAGTTTTCCGTTATGTGTCAAATAGAAGTCTTTCTGATATGACACACCATTCCCATCCCATACAGGATAGATATCTTTCACGGTAAGTGCCTGCTCATCCGTCAGACTTTGTGCCTGTATCTGCGCAACAGTGACTGCCGCCTGTACCATAGACGACTGCACCTCCGGCGTTTTCTCCGGCTTGTACATTACTACGCCATAGATCTTACCTGTATAGATCTCCGTCCTGTAAAACGCCGTGTATCCCTCGTATGTAGCGACCGTCTGGCCGCGCTCCTTCACGATTATCTTCGATGTGCGGCTCGTGTCAGTGAACAACACTTTAAGCTGCTCCGGAGTATTCCCAATGGTCAGGACACACAGATAATTGCCGTGAGACTCTACTTGCTGCACGGTGATTTCTGTTGCATCGTTAAAAATAATCTTCATTTTCATCATCCTTTCTTTTTTGAATCTATACGTTAAATGCGGCTTTGTCCAATATTAAGTTTGAGGTCATCGAATCTACCCGTTATTATGTTAAAAAATACGAAAACGGCTGTTTTGAAGCATGGGCAAAAACAACTGTTATTGGTACCCATCTGAGTTTTACGCAAATTGGAACATCCGGAATATACTATGCGCGTGTCACAAATATAACGAAACTGAATTAAATGGCAAATCAATTATAGACATAAGTAAAAATCACTGTAAATTTGCAAATGGTTTGATTGTTCAATGGGGGACAGGATCGCTTCCAAGTTCATCGGAAGGTGGGGGAGGGTATGCAACGATAACATTTCCTATACCATTTTCAGATACATCTTACACTGCTATTGCTTGCGCAAAATATCCTGGAACTGCAAACCCAGCGTTTATGGTATCTACTGGTAACGCGAGTGCCTCAAAAATGTATGTATATGGACGAACCGGAAATTTAACAGCAATAACAAAAGCTGAATGTGGATGGATTGCTATAGGTTATTAATTTCTACAAATCATAGGACACATCTAACCATATATAGGTATCTTTCTGAAATGAAGAGTTAATCTGATAAGTTATAGCACCATTCGTTTCTATGATTACACATCCGATGCCTATAAGTGTCCAATTATCTTTCGTTACAATTGCAGGAAATGCTCCACTTCCAGGCGGTGCTATTTCAGCCGGAATTGATCCACCGTTATATCGAGTATTGGCATTTCCAAGGCCAGTTGTATATAACCCAGCCATAATAGAAACTCGATTATTCTTTTTGGTGATACGCTGGTTTCTTATAGCAAGCGATCCTCCTTGTGATATGCTATACTTCTTTTCTTCTAATTTGCCATTTAATTCAGCAACCGTGTCAACCGTATTGAATACCTGTTTTACCGCTGTAATATTCAATCCATTAATCACAACCTGATATAACGGCATGTCTGCAATCAGATCCCCCGCCTGAATATCTCCTGTTGTATATCCTGGTGCTGAAGGCGTTCCTGTAACTGGTGTACCCTGAATTACTTTCAGCGTAAGTGATTCTACTTTTGTACTCTGATTTCTGCTATATCTTGCAACAACAAGATCAATTCTTTTCATTCCCTGGGATCCATTCACAATTGTGAGAGAATCATAGGTGTTCTTTTTTATCGATGCAGCACATCCCTGATGCATAATAACTCCATCCCTGATCTTGATTTCATTATTCGATGAAACTTCTGCTTTTAACTGAGATCCCGTCCGCAGCACGTAGGATTCTGCTCCAAAGATTCCGATATTTATATCTCGGTCCTGCTCTGCCGTAACATGAGGACTTCCGACATATCCTGTAATAATATCCATTTATGTCTCTCCTTCCAATTTGTATTCTATCTTCTCTTTTCCATCCGATACCGTCCAGATTTTTCTTCCAATTGGCTTTTTCATACTCACACCAGTAAGATAATCTCTTCCACCTACAATATCTCCAATGTCCATCGTTCCTTCGATTTTCTTCATTGTCATATCGTATTCTGTTTTGCTTTTTGATTTTAACAGCTTTTCTGTTCCATTCTTCAGAAGATCATCATACTCAGAACCAGAGCTATCATATATTTCAGCTATTTCATAAATTCCGAAAAAATACTGTGTCTGACTAATATTTCCCTGTCCATCAATATACAGATGAAGCACCAGGCGGTCTTTCAATTCTCCTTTTCCAAGACAAATCAGGTGATTTGTTCCTCTTTTGTTGTTATCCATTGTGAATTGCATATTATTATCATTCGAGAACTCATGTTCTGCTGAATAGTCTACAATAGGAACTGCTCTTACCCGTACATATCCTGACTCAGTTTTCTCTGACTGAATATACTTTATTTCCATACGATATCCTACTGATTTCAGCAGTTTTTGTAATCCAGCATACAGCGTACAATAACGGTCAAACTGATAATTCTTCACCTGTATACCTGTGTCTTCCTCTATGCCATAAAAGAGCCCAGGAAATGCTTCCTGAACTCTTCTCTGAATTATCTGGTTAAGTTCTCCGGATTCTACTGCATAGTCCTGATTACTTTCCGGCTGTATCACCTTCTTTGTCATCATTCCCCGCCAGGTATATCCCTTTACTGTAATACTGTTTGATTTGGTACTCGTATATAACTCCTGCACAATTCCACCATACTCAGTATCTGGGACATACACCTGACTTCCGAACTCAACCGTACCATTCCAACCGGATCTCTTAAATTCGATCTCAAAATCATTGATTGAGCTTTTCTCATCTTCTCCGATTTCCATGTCTACATTTGCATTTAAGATATATCCGAGCTCTTTGCCAATCGGATCCGTATAGATCAGTTCCATTCCGGCACGCTCCTTTCTTTGTATACCTTAATATCAAAGCCAAATTCACCACTCCAGTTAAGAGTCAGTACGCCAGACGGAATCAGTGCAAATACACTTTTGTCTTTCGCTCTTTTTGCGAAAATATTTTGCACAGTTCCATTTCTCAGATGCTTTGTGATCGTCTTCTCTCTGCTGGCGATTAATATATATTCACCTGCTTCTAACGTCTCATAAATCTGATAAGGATAACCGTTTATCAGTATTCTTGGATCAGCGCATGGACCATATATTACCATTTCAAAGTTATTATCTCGGAAATGATCGATAATCCAGTTCTGCGTCCCGGCACTCTTTCTTGAATAATCATAATTATACGTTATCGGATAGTCTAAGAATGTATATGGCTTTCCTTTATTTGCAGAATCCGGATAAAAGCTTTCCTGTTGCTCCATCGACCAGAATGGATACGGGCAGTATATTTCTATCTTGCAATCTGTACGACTATTATTTTCACTCGATACTTCATTGCTTGATTTTTTTACATATCCATCAATGTAGTATTCGCCATAGTAAATTCTTCCTGGAGTCAGATTGACCACATCGTATTCAAAAGCATTCGTAAGCTTATTAAGGATTTGCTTTCTTTCTTTTTCTTCGCCTCTCACGGTAAGAGTAATATCATACGTCACCGGTTCTTTTGCAAAAGCATTCACCGTTACACCTATTTCTCTTTCTGTTGTATTGGGTTTCCACTCATAAGCATGGAAATATCCGGAGGTTGCTCTCATTTTGTCTCCGATCAGATTGTATTCTTCTCCATTGGAACATACATATTTAATCTCGATCATTCAAACACAACCCCCATTTCTCTCAAAGCTCTTGCTACTTCTCTGTCATTCATGTTGATCACAATCTTGTCACTTCCTCTGGATTTCTGCTTCAAGTATTCAAGCAGCTGTTCCAGTTTTGCCGACAAAATGCTATCTTTTTCGCTGTTCGCAACCGTACTTCCGGTAATAAGGTCTGCACTTGCCTTGAATGGTCCTTTAAGCGACCTTTGTAATTCGTTTGCCGCATTCGATACAAGCGATGTATTATCAATCAATCCATTCGCGACTCCTGCATCAATCATTTTTCCGACAAACGCACCCCAACGTGACGGAGAGTGGATTCCAAAGAAACTGAGTACATTGTCCTTGAAGCTTCCGAGAATTCCTTTTACAGTGTCCCACAACATATGTCCAGCCGCACTTAGTCCGTTCGCAATTCCGTGTATGATATTGCGCCCAACGCTTCCCCACGAAAAGCCTGTCGTGATCATTTGCTTAGCCGTGTTGAACGCTCCTTTAATGATTTGTCCAGGTAAATGTACTAGTGCTTTTACTCCGTTAACAAGGAGATTCATGAGATTCTTTCCAACTCCAAGCCAGTTCATCGCACTCAATACGCTTTCTGCTGCCGTAAATATCTTTGGAAGATTTGCGATCAATGTCGGAATTGCATTTATGATTCCTTTTGTCAGCGTTATGAGAATTTCTATCCCTGTTGAAAGGATTTTCGGCATGTTGTCATTGATGATTCCGGCAATATTTGTGATGATCTGCGGTACGGTTGCAATTAATGTCGGCAGAGAATTTGCTATTCCTTGAGCCAGATTTTCAATCAGGTTAAGTCCGGCATCTATCAGTTGTCCGGCGTTTGCTCTCAAATTTTCCGAAATCGTCACAAGCATTGGAAGAAACTGTGCGCAAAATGTCGGTATTCCAGATGTAAGTCCGCTCGATATTTGATTAAGCAGCTCAACGCCAACCGTTGTAAAACTCGTCAGCATACTTGGTATGTATGTCAACAAATTCGCCAGCATTTCTTGCGCTGCCACTATTGCTTGCGGACCATAGGTTTGCATCGCCTGTACTATAGCTTTCGGTAGTGATGTCATTACGCTGCCTATTGCCGGAATGACATTTGACGCAAAAGAAACCGCAGAATTCACAAGATCGTTTAAGGAATCCTCCACCGAAAGAATCGCATTTCCGTTTCCATCTTTTACACCAGTTAAGGATGCCAAGAAATTAGTCGCAGACGCTTTCATCATATTAAACGAACCAGATATTGTCCCTTCCGCTTCTATAGCTGTCGTTCCTGTAATTCCAAGCTCTCCCTGGATCACATGAATCGCACTGTAGACGTCTGCCAGATTATCGATGTTGTATTCTACTCCACTGAGTTCCTGCGCTTTATCAAGGAGCCTTTGCATCTCCCCTTTTGTTCCGCCATAGCCGAGCTTTAGGTTGTCCAGCATCGTATAATTCTGCTTTGCGAATCCCTGATACGCATTTGTGATGTCTTCCATGTTGGTTCCCATTTTATTTGCGTTGTCTGACATGTCCGTCATTGCCATATCAGCTATATCAGCGGCTTTTGACGTATTATTTCCAAGCGAGCTTAACAGAGATGCCGTAAACGAGGTCGACTGCTCCATATAGGCATTTGCAGATAATCCTGCTGTTTTATACGCATTGATAGCGTTTTGATGCATCTTTTCCGCTGATTCCTTAAACAACGTTTCAATTCCGCCCATGCTCTGTTCGATTGCCGCACCCTCATTGATTGTCGATACAAGCGCTTTACCGATAGCTGCAGTCGCAATCACATTTTTGATTGTACTGACAAGTTTTCCGCCAAAAGAGGTTCCGGCCACTTCTGCCTCCGGTTCTATCGCCTGTTGTATTTTTCCACTGATGCCTTGTGCGGAAGGTATGATCTGCACATATGCCTTTGCAAGTTCCGTTGCCATCTTATTCCTCCTCTCCTGTTAATCTCTTCCATTCTCGGTCAAATTCTTCTCCAGAAGCAAATGTACGAATATCCTTATCTGGTTCTGAATCATCGCCAATTAGCATTCCGAGTAAGGACTTAGGTCTGTTTTCTCCCGTGGTTCCGTCTTTTGACTGTAGCCATGCAGTCATCCGTGTTCCATCTGCGATAGCCGCCATGAGAATTTGTTCTGATATCGGATTCATTCCCGCTATTTTCATTTTGATTCTTGAATTATCCCTCAGCCCACAAGAAAAAGTCGCTACCATTTTGCACGGTAACGACTTGTAATCATAGATATGATATGTTTCTGCAAGGTCACACAAGAGTGCGTCCTTGTCAAGATTAAGCATGTAGGCGAGGATTAAGAGTTTTTTCCTTCTTTTACGCTGTTGAAGATTTCTCCGATTTCGATCATCATTTTTGATGCTGGAACTCTTCCGTTTTCTGTTCTCAAATGCTCTTTTAAGCGATCCTTCTGCTCTTTTCCGAGAAGACGATTTAATACACTGGTTGTTTTTGCTGTATTTCCATTATCCAACTCGCACAAATCTTCCAAAAGCTCATAATCATCTAATGATTCTCCGTCGATTTCGTACTCAAATCCGCTAGTTGTTTTTCCTGTCATTATTCGCTCCCCTTAATATACTCATAGTGTGTCTGTCCTTCTGCATCAGGAACGGCTGAAAGTGTTGTTTCGTATCCGATAGAATCATCGTCTTTGTATACAATATCTCCGATTTCCGTAATGCTTGCGCACGGAATTACGATACGTTTTACCGCTTTTTTCAAGATCACATCAATAACCCAGCTGCTCTGTTCCGCTTCGTTTGCATTTGCTTTTACAGTAATACCTTCTTTCAGCGTTCCGGAAACGTTTTTATCGCCGTAAACACTTTTCAGGACTTCCACATTCAGCGATTCGATAAAAGTCATCTTGAATGTGTCTTCTTTGCTTGTCTGCATGGTTAATACTACATCTCCACCCCATGCTTTTTTATTGTCTGATTCCGGACTGTTGGAGTTTGTCAGCCCATCTTCTGAACAATATCCGAGTGTTTTAAAAGCCTCGTTCAATTCTGTAGTTGCATCCGTTGGCAGTACCGTGCCGAGTGGTGCTCTAAAAATGGCACCGCCGACTTTCGGCTTTCCTGTACTTACATTTTTTACATCTGACATCTTATCCCTCCTAAAAATACACGATATCAAATACTGCTTGATACCTATATCTCTTCCTTGCAGTATCTGTATAGTTATAGTCGCTGTTAAGTTCACACTTGCTGATATCGTTTCTTTCTATTATTTTTTCCATTGCTTCTTTAACCCGCTCGTTGAGCGATGCCGCACCATATAGCGACACTGAATAAGACTGAATAGCAATGGTTGCCGTACTGATATGGTCCTTTTTGCTTGATCCAGTCTTTTCAATCAATACATATTCATTTGTCAGCTTATCCTCTTCCAGTCTAACCGGTATTCCAAGACTGGACTGCAGATAATCCTTAACGATTTTTTCCACCATGTTTTCCAACCGCCTTCAATAATCCGTTATTACCGTCATCTCCGCAGACTTTCACAACCGCACGTGTCTGTGCTACATACGCTTCGGTTTCTGATGCACTGGCTATCTTATTCGCATGCTCTACAAGGATTGCCTGCATTTCCGGTGATTTCATCAGTTCACGGACTCCTGCACGATTGAGTTCAATTTTTACCTTACTCATATCGCTCCACCATCCATCTCTGATTCCATCTTCCCGGAACATTTTCATCAATTCCTTGCTTTGGCAGCCCAAACACCCTCCATGACTCTCCAAAAAAATCAACGCGGCAGTCTTTCCACGTATGATCATCACCTTTTGGAATTGCAATATCATACACTGCTTTTTTCCCAGTGATATTCAGCACATCAAGAACTTCGGTGGTTGTGGACGGAGCTACCAATACATTTTCTACATCAACCGGCATTTCTTCGTAAACAGGATGTCCAAACGGATCTGTTCCTGTTTCTTTTTTCTCATAGAGCGTTACCGTGATTCCTTTGATCATGCTTCTTCCTCCGTCTGTATTAAGCTAGAATATGGATTAAAATAGCCAATTCGATTCCCGACACCAAGGATTTTCTTATCCAATTTAGTCAGATACAATTCGCCGCTTCCATTTGCATTTGTCCAGGTCTGCGAATATACCATTGCTGTCGTAGTTGTCTGTGTCGTTCCAATAGGTACACCTTCCTCTCTGCTTCCGAGTGTCCGGATAACCATATTACATGACACTAATTTCTTTGCCTCGTCTGTAGCATTGCGGTTATATGCATCAATGATGATCGCTGCATCATCCAAAAGTGCCGTTACATAATCTGTATCCGGAATATCTGTTCCTTTTCGTTTCCAAACATCCTCAATTGATGCGTATGCCATTGTATCACCCTACTTTTTCGCTGTTTGTGTTCTCTTTCTGGTGTTCTTAGCTGATGCCTCTTTCTTTGCTTCGACTGGTTCTTCTATATCTGGAATCTCTGAGTCTTCTGTCGGTTCTTCGAGCTCTTCCACAGGTTCTTCTGTATTTTCAGCTTCTGCAACTCCTGTTTCTGTTTCGCTATCCTCGATCAAATCCTCGGTTTTTTCTTCAATAATCGGCTTAAACATTGTGGAGTCTAACACATCGTCAGACTCCACTACAATTCCAGTTTGTTTGTATAAATATTTCATATTACCCTTCCGCCTTCACGATCTTTGTAAATGCTGCCTGATCCATGATTCCAATTCCATATACAATTTCTGCACGAATTGCGATCTGATTCTGTCTCTGCAGATCTCCAAGTCCATCCGGATCACCGTATTCGATCAAGTGAGCGCCAATGGATCTCTGTACTCCCCATCTAAACGCATCAAACTGTCCTACGATTCCAAGTAACTTCGTATCTGGTGTGATTTCATTTTTTGCCGAAACTGTATCAGATACTGCCGCAGTCATTCCAGAAAAATTTGTAAGATTCTGTCCGAATCCAATTTCCGGATAAATCTTTCTTCCATCCGCATCCCTCATAGTGGAAAGGCCAAAGGAAAGTGTTGGATCCATTGCAATACCACTCGGTACATAGCCAGATGAGATGATCATTCCTGCTGCCGCCTCGATTGCTTCATCATACTTTGTGCCTGCAAGCTGCACACTCTGTTTCGTGTCAACCAGCCCTTCTTTTACAAGGCTTGATACCGTTCCTGTAAGCGGATTGATTTTGTGAATTCCAACAAGATCCAATGCTCTTCCAAGTGCGATTGACGCATTTGACGCCAGATCCTGCAGTACGCCGATCTGTACATCTTCGTCTGCCCACTGTACTTCCTGCGAAAATCTCATGGTAACCTGCAGTTTGAACGGATTTACTGTTTTAGAAGCATATGCAGTTGGGGTTGGCGATTTCTGCCCTGCCTCTCCTACGAGTTCTGCTTTCGGTGGCGATGTAAGTACCCACACCTGCTGCTTTCCAAATTTCTGCGGTCTTGCTCCGGATAACTGCGCCAGAGTAGATCCTTTCTGTGCTTTTTCAAAAATCCCCTGCGAAATCTCTGCCGGAATTTCAAAATCTGAACTAATGAGTGCTGCCATATTCTTTATTCTCCTTTACCAAAAATCTGATGTGCAAATTCTCTCATTGCATCATCCGTTGTGTTATACTCTGTTGTCTTTTTCCTGTTTCCCTTAGTTCCCGGATAACTCTTTGGCTTCGCAAATTTCATAATCGCTTCTGCCTGTTTTTTACAGGTTTCCTCATCTTCCCCTGTCAGTAATTCTACCGGTACACCAGTGTCTTTTGCTGTTTTTTCTCTTACCTGTCTCACAGTGTCTTTCTTTTCAAGTGCGCTTAATTTTGCCTGAAGAGCATCGGACTTTTCTTTTTCCTTCTGAAGTTCCGTTTTATTCTGTGCCTGGTACTCATCGTACTTACTTGCCTTTTCTTTCAGGTCATCATAATCTGCATATTTCTGTCTTTCTCTCGCAAGGCGTCCCTCTATGATTGAATCCATTTCTGCCTGAGTGAATGTTTTGTCATCTGCCATCTTGTTTCCCTCCTGATTTGAGTGTTTTTAGTTGCCACGTTTAAGGCACGTGTTGCCATAAAAATAACACGCATTTCTGCGTGCTAGAATTATCCATTTATTCTTTTACGTGACATGTATTAGTTAATTTCCCATACACATCTTCATACAACTCCTGTTTATCACCATTATATGTGTACTCCGCATAGATGCCATCTCCATTGACGTTAGTTGATGCAAGGCACTTGTAATTCTGTAATGTCTTGCATGACCAAACGATAAATACGTTACTTAAGTCGATCGGTGGTGTCTGTGGAGTATCCGCTTCTCCATTATTGTTGTACCATTCTACAAGTTTCTTTTTGCATACACTCTGAAAGTGATCCATTCCTGTGATAATCATGATTAATCCTCCTGTTCTGGCTGAACATTTCCGCATCCACGGCAATATGTCTTTCCATCAACTTCTTTTGTACACATACAGTTGTGTGCTTCATCGCATTTCGCTTCATTCACTTCTATATAATCTTTCATAATTTTCTACTCCTCATAAATAATATCCAAACCATAAGCAACCGCAGCATCATGCTCAATCTTACATCCTCTTGCATTCTCCCAACCTTTGCAGAAGTACGCTGCATGACACAAAGACATATTTTCTAAGGACTTAGCAAGAAAACACAATGGAATCTGAACTACTCCACGTTCTTTCATAGATTCATTGCTGTACCATTCATCTGTAAAAAGAGTATTCACAACTTCATATCCTTTTTCTTCAAGAATCTTAATTGCTTTCTCTCTTGTTGCTACGATTTCTTCATCAGTCTTTCCAGCCATTGGCTGACTCAGCATTGCTTTTTTCATTTTTTTATTCTCTCTTTCTTAAAAATAGACATAAAAATACCACCAACCATTTCTGATCAGTGGTATCTACTGTTCTTGTTATTTTATAGTCCGCACTCAAATGATGTTAATCAATTATTATTTTCGGTTTAGGATACTTTTTAGGCACTTGCGTACCATATTTTTCAATTGTGTAATCATAATTATCGGCTACACTTTTCAATAGATCATCCGCATATTTAGACTGATCAAAATCGATTTCATTCGGAATCTGAGGACAATATCCAAAATGAAGTACAAAATCCTTATGCGCTTTTTCAAACTTTGGGTTCAGAACATTCATTTACAACGCCTCCTTCATCTTTTTTTCAAAATATTCCAATGCATTTGGAAAATATTTTTTCATTTGTTCATATCTTTTTTTATCAAACTGTGCTTCAAACATATGTGCAAAAGCCTCAGATGTAACATTGTCCCGGTTTTTCCAATATTCCTTCGGATGTGATGCACATCCAATTATATTGCCTTGTGTTACACCATCAAAAAGATCTGATATTGCCGAATCTTTTCGCATATCTCCAAGTTCTTCGCTAATGGCTTTATCAACTTTATCAAAAGTACCCAAATGATGTGCTTTACCATATGCTATACGATATGACAACGAATCACTTTCCAGTAACTGAATAAAATTCTTATCATCTGATAGATTTCCAGCTAAATCATCAACTAAATGACCGTGTTCATGGAACCATGTAGCTCCAGCTCCACGTGGATTCTTTAAATCTGCGCCATAATTCATGGATATCTTTTTCGTTTTAGTATTATAGTGAGCCGTATTTTCATACACAGCATTTTCAATGCTATCACCCGAAGCATATTTTGTGAATAGTCGTTTGGCATCGTCTGTACCATGTGAAAATTTATCCTTTAGACAGTCGTAATATTCTTTGTCCATATTGCCATCACTGCGAAGTTTTTGTTTAAACATTCCTAAATCTGATTCCATTATAGCAGAACGGGGAGTCTTTTCAATAGTTTTTGCCTTCCTTTTCGCATACAATTCTCGTTTTCTCGCGTTAATAGCCTCCTTATTTTCCTTGTACCGAATCCTCCGCATGGCATTGATATCACCACCAGCATTGTTATACTCTTCTAGGTACTTATCCGGATCATAACCAGCCACTGTACTCTTCCCGTCAAACCTGACTGCATATTCACAATCGCAATGCGCATGAATGTGCTCTGCATGACCATTTCGCATGGCTTTCTTTGACATGTATTGCCATCCTCTGGATGCAAGTGTAATACAGAATGCACAGGTGTCTCCATGAGGCACCCAGGCAAATTGCGCACCATCACGCTCCGCATTTTTCAGTGTTGTGTCTGCACCCACCTGTTTTACCAGCCTTGCGATCGTTCCTGGAATATTGTTTGGTGACTTTTTTTGTGTCCCCTTTACCGCTTTCGCCACTTCCCCATAGTCCGGAAGATCTGCTACTTCTGCCGTAGGGACTATTACTCCCTGTGCTGCCGCTGTCGCTTCATACATCTGGCACGATAATGCACCGATAGCCTGTCCATAGTGTTGTGACAGTGCATAGGCGTAGTCCAAAAGTGCTTTATCATTTTCCAGTCCATTCTTTTGAACCCAGGACTGCATCAGATCCGCTGCTTTCTGACTAATCTGTGACATCTTCGTTATGTATTCCACCCACGCCTTCTCCGTTATCTGCATTTCCAAATTCCTCCGTCAAGATAGCATCTCCTTTTGCTCTCTGCTCCTGTGCCCTGATTCGCCGGATATCCGCCTGATCAAAACCAATCATTTCAAGGAAAATATCTGTCTGTGCAAATCCTTGTCGTGCTGTCGCAATTTTGAGTGCTGCATCTGTAGTAGATGCCACGCTTGGCATTGCCGGATTCTTAAAATGTGCAATCAGCTCATGTGTTTCTTCCGGAAGCTCATCCGGAATCGTTCCAAGTTCAATTGCAAGTGCCATCCGTCCAATCCGATACAATGCATCACCATTTGATTTATTCAACTGTTCTGCCATAAGGATCAAGGTCTGTGACTGTGCAATAATTGCTTCACTGGAAGTCGGATTTGCATCATTTATCACACCAACATCCGTAACTGCCAATCCTGTTGCCGCTGAATACTGTGTAGCAAGCATCCGGAGCATCTGAACATGTGGTTCAATATTTCCCTGCGAAAGTTGCCCGAAATTCGGCTTTTCCCCAGTCTCCGGATTATTGGTACTGTAGAGAATACTTCCAACATACTGTTTGAATTTATTATCAATCAGCATATCATATTGTTCATCTGACACCCCGAGCAGATATTTCTGTGGAGAAGTGGCAAATTCCAGTCCAATCGTTGCATTTGCGACTGTTCTTACATATCCCTGGATTAGTCTGCGGACCGGCTCTTTTAGCCTTGACTGACCAAATGGTTTATCGTTTGTTGCGTCCCAGATCAGAGCCACCATAAGGGGCTCTCCGAAATCATGGGGATTCTGCGTAGCGTACCATGTACCTCCAATTCGATCCAACTCCCAGATATCTGTGTCTGTATAGAAATTTACATGTTCCGGAGACCATGTAACATCCGACTCGTCTCTTCGCGCATCTTCAAAGGCAAATCCATATCGGATGCGTCCTTCGTGTGCATTCCACGAAGCTGCAGCACAATGCGGAGAGTAAAACCGTACTCTTGCATCATCTTCCTCTCCGGATACCGCCGCAAATGCACAACCGTATTTCAGTTCTTCTTTGACCGCTTTATTGTATTCCGCTATCAAATGATTCCTTTTCATAATCTGATCCATATCTTCTGACTTCGTTCCATTTTCTGTAACAAACCCATCAAACATCGATCTTCCCGCAAGTACATCAACGGTTTTTGCTCCCCAGGCACATCCAATCTCAAGTTTTCCAAGACCTGCTGGCAATGCAATCCCAAGATTCACTTCATTCAGAGTGACTTTTCCGTTATAATAACGACGCTTTTTCCTATTCGCACTTCTGTGATAATCATATATGTATTTCAATTCTTGAATCCACTGTTGTTCTTCCGGTGGTAATCCTTCTACTCTTCCAAAATTTAACTCCATTATCCTATCCTCATCTTTCTGTTCGGATTTCGTTTCGATGTTCTGCATCCCCAAAGTGCAAGTGCTGCTGCTTCAATCGGGATCGAGTTTTCTCCACCAAATCCCCAGCCACCGGAAATCGGTCTTTTTACAGACGTAATTGCCGACTCATTCAGTATTTCTTGGTATTTATACCATGTTACAGTCTGTTCATTGATTTCCTGTGATAGCTGACTCGCCGCTGCTATCACTTCTTTTGCTGCCGGTCGAACAATTGACTGCTTATATTTCCACACCGGTGTTATCTTCTCTATCAAGAAGTCAACTCCATTTCTTCCATCGATCACCACACAGCTCGCCATCTTATATCTCTGATTCAACCAGTCTGCAAGCCACTGGATTCCTCTGTCAGTTGCTTTTAGCTCGATCAGCGAAATTCTCGCTTCCCCTACCTCCGGACAAACAGCTCCGCATAATGCTACCGCCGAACCATCAGAAGAAAACTTTACGCCATAAGCAGTTTTCCCTTCCGGCTTTTCTTTTTCTGAAGCACACGCTTCCCATTTCTTCTTATCAATTGCGTAATCCTGATCATTATTGATTGGCGACCACCAGCCAAGACGCTCTCTTGCAAATGTGTCCGCATCCATCTGCTCACACTCTGCAGCTATGGTTGTTTCTGTCATTCTGCGCCCTAATGCCGGATTGCACTCCGCCCATCTCCGACGATCAGTAACATCTCCAATCTCTTTCACGGAATATTCTGTCCAGGCCGTGGATTTGCTCTCGCCTTCTGTTGCCCGTTTTCTGATTTTCCGAAATACTGTACCTGTGCAATTCTCATCCGGTGGTGTTCCCAAATAAATCGTCTGTGGATTTCTGGATGCTGATATTGCCGGCAGGAATGAAGCCTGTTGTTCGCTTGTAAGTTCCTGTGCCTCATCGAACACAAGACAATCACCGTGCAGTCCTCGACCTCCATTCCTGGTTCTGGCAACAAATACTACTCTTCCACCATTTTTTAGAATAATCTGTTCTCTTCCGAGTGCCGCCTTAATTTCTTTTACATACTTACGGAGTCCTCTGCTTTCAAACAAGCCGCGCAATTCCATAAAAGTTTCTGTTGCAGTTTTCTGCAGATGAGCTGTGTATATAACCCATTCTGCATACAGGATCATTCCGGATGCAATCCGCCCGGAAGTATCCAGTGTTTTCCCGTTCTGTCTTGGAACAGATAAGCCACATGTCGGCGCTGACCAAACATCATCCTCTGTACGCCCCATCCAATCATTCAGCACTTCACTCTGCCACGGATCCACAATCAGTTTCCCGACCGCAAGCACTTTTACCGCATCAGGGCCATCCGTATAAGCATAATCCGGAACAATTCTATCGGACGGTGTCTGGCTTCCCATCAGCTTTTCGTGCCGACAGGATTTCTCCGATTTCGTCATCGTCTTTCTCCATTCCTTTTATTTCTTCAATTTCTTTGATTGTTTCTCTGTATTGCCTGGAGAGCTGTGGCATTGTCTTTGGACCATCAACAACATCTTTCGCGCATATATCAATCTGTTTTGCGAGAATCAGTGCTAAATTTTCCAAGCGTTCCAAGCGGCTTCCCTCGCTTGTTACAGTTGCCATTTTCTTAGCTCTTCCCATCTAAATTCACCTTTCAAAAATTTTCCTGTGTGTAAATCGGCGCTGGACGGCGGTGGTCGCCTTCGGCGCCTGGCGGGGATCCCTCCCCACCCCTGTTTTCTTTACCAGTTTCCATCCAGAATGTTCGCTTTTTGTGTCTTTTGTCTCTGCTCCAGTTCTTGCAATGTTTTATTGCTTTTCATTGCATTGCAACAGTAGTGCGCCGCCTGAAGGTTGTTCCAGTCCTGTGCTGCTGCCTCCCTGGAACTATAACCAAACTCTCGCCATCTGGACACTGGTCTGATCTCATCAATCACAAAGGATAGCGGATGCTTGCTGTCACTCGGCTCATCATAATGGATTGGTCCCATCCTGCCCCTGCAGATCCCGCACTCTGCACCGATTGCTTTTAGTCTTGCCCTGTGCTTTCTCCGAAGGTTTCCATTTGCACTCCTGGGGTTTCCTGCTACCATTGTCGTCACCTCTGTTCTAGTTTATTTCATGGACCATGCAGGAATCGAACCTACGACATATCGCTTATGAGGCGAATGTTCTACCACTGAACTAATGCTCCATTTTAAAGATAAGAAAAACACCCACACATCCCTGTGCAGGTGCTTCTTGGGTTTTATACAAAGAGAGGACGAGCCATCAGCTTTCCGCCTCAGGCTCATTGTAATTCTCTCACACATTTATACTGAACTTCAAGGAACTGTAGTAAATCATTTTTGTATTTTCAAATGTTCCAGTGCTTTTCCATGCAACTTATGTACCCATCTTTCAGTACAGTCCATCTTCTCAGCAATCTCCCACCATCGAAGGCCTTTCACATATCTGTAGAACAGTACATCGTTCTCATCTTCATTACTCACTGTCTTAATTTGATTCTCAATGGATATATATGATTCGATGCATTTGCTTTTTTCTTTCTGTAATCTCTTTTCCAGTGAATCAATTCTTGCCAGTTCATCTGACAAATCTTTCTGATTCCCACTTCCATGAGGCATCCCCGAATAGTCTGTTGCTTTCGTAGATTCTGCAAGTTCCCTGAGCTCTCTTACCTCATCGTCAATTCTACTGATTCGTCTTCTGTTGGCTCTGTATCCTCTCAGATACTCTTTTTTCCGGTTGTTCTCGTTCTTCACATTGTTCTCTTCCAGTCTCTTCTCCATTGGCATCATCCCCTATCTTGTATTTTCTTGCCAAGTATTCTGCTACATCTCCATGCCACAACTGCTGCCCCTGCGCTTCGATCAGATTGCCTGCTTTGTATGCCGGTCGGTGAAACTTCTCGCTTGCCTTCCGATCAGGTGGATGTTCTGCCATAGCAGCATAATGTTCTTTTTGGTTCTGCTGGATTTCCGCAGGACTCCAGCGTGTGTCTGTACTTCTTTTCACTGTTCATCACTCCAATCCAATCTCTGACCGCACCAACCGCAATATTTTCCATAAGGCTTGTCTATTCCTCTAACTGTTTCACCGCAAACCGGACAATCTGCTCTATTGGTTGGTGTATATGTTACAGGCCTCTTCGGATTTCTTTCTCCCTGCTATGTAATCCAAAGACACATTATATGTATCTGCATATTTGATTGCTTCTCCTAGCGTCAGCCCTTTCCTTCCTGTTTCAAGATCTTGTAGTCTTTCCTCCTTCATGTCTAGCTTGACTGCTGCCTCTTTTCTTGTCAGTCCTCTGATTTTTCTTAGATACTTCAGACGGTTTCCTGTTGTTCCTACCGGTCGTAATATAACCATTGTAATCAATCCCTCCTTTCACATCCCCTGCGCATTCTTCTCTTCTAACAGTTCAGGATTGTCAAATATGTTGCCTATAACTTCTGCATCAACTAACTTGATCCAATATCCCAAGTCTTTTCTAAAATCATGTTTTTCGTCCCAGTCCACATAGAATCCGACATGGCACGTTGATGTGCTATCAAAACAACTCTGATATTCTCCGAATTTTACCGGCGCATAAATTTCTCCAAAATGGTATTTGATTATATCCCCTTCCCATATTTTCTTTCCGTTCTTGTCGGTTAATCCGGTATACTGGCAAATCGTATTTTCATCAATCAGAAATTCACCCTCAAGGCTTTTATCATAGATATAATTCTCGTCACTAAGATAGCCCTGTACCCATGTTCCATTAAGATGTTTGTTACTTCCCATTCCGTGAATATGTTTCCCTCTGAAAAGTATTTCTCTATTCATATATCATTCTCCCTCTCTGTACGGTTCTGGTAGTGGCATCCAGGCATCCACAAAAAATCCATAGCTTGAATATGATTTTTCATCATCTCCCGGATAGAACGTACCGCCCTCGTCATTTTCTTCATATCGCGCGATATCCGGCATTGTGGAGTTTTCAAACGATACAAGAATATATCTATCTCCGTCTGGAAATCGTTCACTGCACGGAATCCAACTCTGATCCGCCTTTCCTTCTGCCTCGTCGATCTTGCACATCTTCTCAACATACTCCCTGACGGCCCCTGTTGCCGCCATCAGCCCGTCATCATACCGATCCGGCTGACATTCTTTCATCTTCTCTTTCCTGATCTCACCCTCGACCTCACTCAGCCAGGAAAGAAATTTATCTGCGTCCATCATTCTACTCATTTCAAATTTTCATCCCTTTCTGGTATTCATAAATTCCAACATACTGTCCATAGCTCATACCATGCTCTCTCGCTTCCGCTGCTATTCTTATGAGCTCATTTCTGTACTGCTTTGACTTTCTTCCCGGCTTCTTCATATTTTTCTTTTGCCTGGTCTCTGTAATAAATTTTCTATGTTCCTCTTGTATTTCACGCATCTTTGCTCTAGCACGCTCTTTGCTAGCATAACCTGCACACTCATCACTGCAGTATGCATATCTTCTTGATGCCGTGATGAGCCGTCCGCAGATAATACATTTTCTTATTTTACTTTCACCCATTCTTCTTTTTCCTTTTCCTGCAACTCATTCCCTTATGGAAATACATCTCTGTCCGTCTTTTCGTCCTAATATACTCATAGTCTCCCACAATCTGTTCACCGCACAAACTGCATATCTTCACATCATCCAACACTGCTTTATTGCTTTCTTTCCGTTTTTTTCATTGGCATTCACCCACTATTTCATTAATGATTGGTGCCCATGCACACTTCAACCAGCTGATAAAATCACACATAGGCTTGCTAACCTCACTGTACTTATTTTCAAGTGCTTGCACGGTATCATTAAATCCTCTTGCACTTTTTGTCTCTCGCACTTCCTTGTACGCTTTCCATATGGCATTCTGTATTTCTGCCACGTATTCATGCTTAATTTCATTCATGGTTACAAATTTTCCTTTCTGTAACACTACAGTAACAACTATGTTTGTTACCATAAAACCTTGTATTTTCCTTGGCAAATCGGTGTTTTTTAATCGGTAACAACAGTAACACGACTTTTCTCGCATATAGGACTTGCTTTGTGTATTACACATACACACACGACCCCTTATGTATATTAAATATTGAATGTTACTTCTGTTACTTTGTTACCATGCAACTCATTTAAAAGGCAATTCTTCCTGTGCCACGCGTTCGAATCCATCTGCGTCTTTTGATTCGTCCAGCTTGATCCACACGCAGCGAACCGTTTTTCTTTCAATCTTCTTGAGTTTGGTCTGATTCTTCCCATCTGTCTGCAACAAGGCATTTTTATCTGCCCAATTCATAAATGCCTTATAGGAAAATCCTCCGCTCGCACAGAGATCTCTTGCCGCCTGCACATACATGATGGCATATCCCTGTTCAATGATTCCCCACTGCTCCACATTTACAGATGAGTCAAAACGCTGACCATTCATGCTGATCTTGTCTAGTATGTAATGATAACAGCGTTCATGTTCTGACACCTCTGCTTGGCTTGCAAGCATCTTTTTAGCGCTCTCTATATCAATGTACTCACCGTCGCAGAATATCCGCTCTGTGGCGATCTTGTCCGCTGTCAAAATCACTGAAAGCGCAATGCTCTGCTTCTGCATGGCATCATGTCTGTAGATTTCTTTTTGAATCTCCATCTGCATCTCACGGATCTGATCAATGCCAATTTCTTTTACTTCTTTGACAAATTCTTTCCCGGCAAAACCATAATTCTTTTTCAAAAAGTTGGCGGTGTACTGGGGATCTTCAAAGACTTTTTCATCACACTCCACTTCGATGATACGGTTAATTGCTCCGCCCTGAGTGACATAAGAGTTAAGTGGTCGCTCACCATTGGTCAGTATCGCATTCTTCCACCGGTTTTCTTTTCGAATTCCTAAGTCCCTGTTTGATCGGCTCTTGCCCTTTCCGGAGCACAGATCATATACAACACCCTCAAAGTTATCTCTGATTCTAGCGCTGACCTTGCTTGAATCGTCCAGCATCAAAGGCAGATTGTTTAGCAGATCTGACCGAACCTCTAGCTGTACATCTGTTGTTTTAAAGTCCCCTATGTACATACTGTCTGCCGGATTTGCCCATACAGATGCGGCCAGCATCATGGCAACTGTCTTTCCACCTTCTGTTTCGCCCCATAGATCCACAATGAATGGAAGCGCACCGAGCAGTCCAACCAGAACACTGGCAAAGGATGCCGCAAGAAAAAATTTAATCTCCATCCGGTCACGTTTCCGAAGTTCGCAGACATGATTCAACCATTCCATATAGCTTCCTTGCTGCCGGATACTTTCATACAACTGCTTGAACTGCAGATCTCCATCAAAGAGGATGTCCGTATCGTATGGTATAAAATCTCCACCAATCCATCCCAGTTTTGACGTAGATTTCTGCAATGGGATATCATTATCATTCAAATTTTCTACATCCGACAGGTATTTAACCAACAGCTTCGCATTCTCCGAAGTTACGGAAACACCAAGCTTTGACAGACTCACAATTTTGCTGGCAGAAGATATGATATCTTTCGGTACTGTAATCTCTGTCCAGCGATGATTCCGTTTGTATGCCAGTTTGATCTGTTCTTCTCCCGTTTCAAGATTCTTCAAGCGTCCAATTGGGAGGATTGGATGATAGCAGACAATGACCTCATTATCATAATCCTTATTGAATGTCCTTATGCCGTCATCTGCCGCCAGCCATGACCCGCATTTCATTGCCTCGTATTTTCCGGTAAAGTCCGTCCAGTTACTCAGAGCATTACGACTCCGTCTCTTCTTGTTCATTTCCTGCTCGGCTTTTTTGTAAGCTTTTAACATCGTGTCGAATCCCTGTTTTACGCCCAGTTCCTTCGCTCTGTCCTGAAAAGAAAGCAGCATCCGCGCCTTTTCAATCTCATCTTCTTGCTCAAAGATTTCTGTAAAGACTTCTTCAGCAAGAATGCTCTTCTTGTCATACTCACTTAATTTTTTCATTTAGCGCTTCATTCGCCTCCTTGTCATATTCATCATGCAAATACAGCTGATACTGCAGCTTGTTATAACAATCCGTCCAAGTGTCAGAAAAAGGTTCTGATCTCTTCCACCAGTCTCTGTAAATATCGATCAAAAGATTATTTAGTGATCTTCTGTCTTTTTCTTTCCGCTTCTGTTTGTCCCTCATTTTTTTTCGCTGATCCGAACGATATCGGACCAGCTTTGAATGAAATGTAGGTTTCTTCTCGTACTCTCCACCAAGCAGATGAAAGGCATCTTTAAAGTCGCAGCACTCCATCAGCATAATGAACGAGAAAATATCTCCATGGGCTCCGCATGCAAAACAATGGAAGTCTCGGTCATAGATCTTCATGGATGCATCTCTGTCTCCACGATGGAAGGGACAATGGATGAATCCTTTCCGATCCGGTTGTAATCTATAAAGAGCCAATACATCTCGCATATTATACATTTCTTTAATTTCATCTCTTGTCATAGACCATCACGGAGGATTTCTATTATCCTCCTACCGGTATCTTCTTTGTCGCAAAAAAGATACCTCACCCCATACTTTTTTTGTTGTGTACACAGGATTTTGTACAGTGTTTCTCCCTGCATAGCTTTTGTTTCAATATCCTTCCATTTTCCAGTTTCCTGATTATACTGCCTTTTCCATCGGCGTGGATTGTCCCACCAAATAACGTCTTCTAGCCGTTTTATACCTTTCCCGTGTTCTACAAGAATGACAAGCTGTATTTCATTTTCCTGTGCCAATACAAGTTCTCTTCGGAATCGTGCATGATCACTACAGACATTACTGCACAGTTCCGTTAGATTCTGTTTTCTGTCAATAATTAACCTTGGATTATCATAATTCATATAATCTCCAACCATTAACTTGCTTACTGGATGCGTAATCCCTTGTTTATCAAATTCCTCCACAATCTTTTTGATTGCTCTTGCCTTCTCCCTGCTGTCTATCTGTATAATCACTTGATCACTCCTAATTAAATGGAAGTTCTTCATCAATTCCATCTGGAATATTCATAAATCCATCATCATTTCCTGATGCGGAAAAACCATTGGAATTATTGATACTTTCAGAATCATTGTTGGAAGCTGATTTGCTCTCTCCGAATCCCACCTGCTCTGCAATTACATCTGTTGTATAGATCTTGGTGCCTTCCTGATTGGTATAAGAACCTGTCTGCAGCCTCCCTGTAATTTCTATCTTCATTCCTTTACGGAAATATTTTTCAATAAATTCGGCCGCCTTACCAAAAGTGACACAACTGATGAAATCAGCTGTTGGCCCTCCTTCCTGCTTGAATCTACGATCTACAGCAGTTGTGAAACGGGCAATAGTCTTGCCACCATCTGTGTAATGCACATCTGGATCACGTGTCAGGCGCCCTGTTAAATTCACATTATTAATCATCTTTTTCTCCTCTTTCAAGATCTGGCGTTTTCTTGAAAATCTCCATTACAATTTTGAATTCCTCTACCGTCATTTCTTCGATTTTCTTTGCCTTGATTGATTTTCTCGACAAAATAACCCGATCAGCTACACCTGTACGTTTCTGCTCTGCCCGGATTGTCTGCAGCATAGCTGCATCGATTCGCACATCACTATTAGAATTAACTTCCGCTTTCTTTGCATTCTGCTCTGTTTCTGGTTCTTTTTTCTGACCTTTAGTCTTTTTTGTTTCTTGGTACGGATTCGCAATTTCCCCTTCCAGATTTTCTGCATCTGGATCACTCATATCTTCTGTTGGAATACAGAACACCTGGAAGCATACATACTTATAAGCAATTGCCATTGCCTTATTTGTTGCCTTATCCCCCATATCCATTCCTTCTCCGTAGATTATGGAACAAAAAGAAGATCCATCCTCTCCATAAAATGTAAATTTAATTTTGCAGACTACTTTAATTATTTTTGCACCTTTAGCAGTCTGTCCGATAACTTCCTCTTTACGTTCCAAGATTGTGGGAACAATAAACACCTTATTCTTTGCCAGTGCTGGATGAAGTGCATTAAACACATCATCCACGCTTCTATACTTAAACCCTTGCTGTTTGTTTACTTTGTCCTTAGAAACAAATCCGCAATCCGAGATGACCCCCGCTATTGCAGCATAAATCTTTGGATTTTGTAATGTAGCTGTTTTTTCTTCACTATCCATTATCCCAGTCTCCTTTCAAACCAGATTCCAATACTGTTAAATGCCATTTCCACTTCTTCCAGTTCTTCCGGCGTTGCAACAATTTTGTAAAATGCTGTAATCGTTGTTGGCTGCACAAACGGCAATTCTGTATCATTTTCCAGACCTGTCACCTCTGCTTCTGCAAATTTCGCTTTCGCGACGGCTTCTGCAACAACTGTTTCTTTAATTTGGTTTTCTCTTTCAATCCGCTCTCTTTCTTCTCTGCGAATCTCTTCCTCTAACCTGCGTTGTGCCTCCTCGCACTCCTGTTTTTTACGTTCTTCTTCTCTGCGGAGAATTTCCGCTTTCTGCTCCTCATACTTGTTTATGTATTGGATGCACTCTTGCAGATTCAGAGTATCCTTATATTTTTCCAAAGCCTTCCCTACAGATTCAGATCTCATTCCACAAATTACATTCACATCTGTTTTCACCTTATCTACAGCCATGTTGATAGCTTCCTTTATTGATTTCTCTGTTGTCGTTGCATTCTCCCATTTTGGATCATAAATTTTTTCTAACGACAGGTATTCCTTCATATTTCCAATCAGATCGGCATAAATTTCCTTGATCCGGAGGCGTTTTTCTTCTTTTCTTTTTTTCTCAAAATCCTTCACCTGCGAATCGATTAGATGAATCGGCTGGTCGATTTTTCCTGTTAAAATCTTCATCTTCTGCTCAAAATCATCATAGGGCTTCATCCATTCTTTTTTAACATTTTTCCTTGCATCTTCAAATTCTTTCTTAAATTTACGAAGACTTGCCAATTCAGCCTTTGCAATATCTTTTGTTTCCTCCGTAAATACAGCTCCTTTGTATTCTGCTAATTTCTTATCCAGTCTTTCCTCTATTTCTTCAAAATTTAATTCAATACAGCCTGGATTCTGCTGAATGTTTAATGATAATTCGTTCATGTTCCTTCCTCCTTATTCGTCACACATGCCGATAATCGCTTTGATGGTTTTGACATTAACGTAATCGTACTGAGCGACTTCTTCGCTCTCGATGTATGAGATTAAAGCATCCATACGAGCATCTGTTCTGCACAGCTCCATAAATTTGGCTACGCTTACTTCTAATGTTTTTTCTTCCATTGCTTTCCCTTCTCCGAAATGGTATTATTAAGTTGGTTAATTACCTAAGCGCCTGAAGATTTGCCGTCTTTCCCTGGCGCTTATTTTAATATCCGAAGATAACCCATGTTGCGATTCCTAAGACAACTACCAATCCCATCGCAACTACTGTCATAACCGCTGACGTTGTTTCTTCTCTATAATTGTTCTTAATTCTTCTTGGCTGTCTCTTGATATCAACTATCTGGATTGCTCTTCTTTGGATGTCGATCATGTCGATCTGATTCACCTTGTCTCCCTCCCTTCACATAAGATGTACATGGAATGAATCTACTCATCTCCATGCAGTGGTTCTTTCTTCTGCATTCCTTACAGTTCCGCATCTGTCTCACCTTCCATCTTCCGCACCAATATCATCGATTCGATTGGATCATACTCAGGAACATATTTTCTTGTAGCACCTTCCAATGCCCTAAAGAATCGGTTGTAATCTGCATAAACCGCCTTGTCAATCAATCTGTCCGTGATCGCATCTTTCGGATATCTTCCGAGCTTAATCTGATTCATGATGCCGCACTTCCGGTTCTTTACTGTTCCCATCGATTGACCGTACATATCTTTGTAGTAAGATGTCCTAGCGTACCGAATGGTTGGCTTTCGTTCTTCTGCAAGTGCTGATGCGATCTGTGGAAGAATGTCTTGGATTCTTGCAAGCTCCGCAACTGCTTGTTCTCTCGTCATGACTCTCACCTCTTTAATCTCCATCGTAAGTTCTTGGAATAAAATCCTCTGTAAGTGCATAGAACTCGCTGATGTATGTTCCTTCATCCGTGATGTTCAAATCGACAGCAACATTGTGATCGTTCATCAGCATGATGCTTGTTGCACCCTCTTTGTCGATATCTCCACATCCGACTCCAACAACCTTAAACCCTTTCAATAGGCTTAATTCTTCTGGATATCCACTGTATCTCTTGTGATTAACGCTTCTCTTCATTGCGTTCTCCTCTCTTGCTATTTTCTATTTCTTCTCCTATACTTTCCTTACAGGCACTGCCATGCCGAGTACAAAAGAAAGGAGATTTTTAATGAAACTTGATATTGCCTGCATCCGTGCTATTCTTTTTACTGTAGAAGAATACGAAACAATCTATGAACCCGTATCTTTTGACGATACTCAATATGATTACTATAGTGACTATCTTTCTGCATATGATATCGATCAGATCCTATATCATGTTCAATACTGTATAAAAGCAAAACTTTTATCAGATGTTTCTACTACAAAAGCATGGGGATATACTCATTTCGATTGTTGTCTTGAACCTCTTGGACACGATTTTATTGCCAATACAAGAACCGAAGAAAATTGGAAACATACACAATCACTTCTAAATAAAATCGGTGGCGCAAGTCTTAAAGTCGTTTCTGCCATTGCCGAAGGTGTAACAACATCTCTTGCAAACAAATACCTTCCTGAAGAAATCTCAAAATTTAATTTTTAGTCCATTTTTCTACTGTCTTCTGTGTCACTATTTTGATACACTCCATCATTTCTTGTTTAGTTGGTGGAGTGTATCCTCTGTCAACAATAAAATATATCAACGCTTTTATTCTTGCTCTTTCTATTCCCCACTTTGTCATAAATAAAATTGCAGCTATAACACTGATTAATAACGCCATCTTTCCTCACCTCTTCCTCTTCATCTGTTGCAAATAATTCAGTTTTCTCCTATACTTTCCTTACAGGCACTGCCATGCCGAGTAATCACGAAAGGAGATTTTTATGACAAGAAATCAAGACTTAATTAACAAAACCGTTGAGATTACCGTAGCTAAACTCTCAAACTCCAACGCTTCTGCAAATAAAGATGGTGGAGCACGTGTTGCTGAATTTATGCAGGAAATCTACAACAAATTAGTTGAACTTAGTGAGAATGAAAACTAGTTCAGTTTCGCTCTAGCAGACACCAGCTCTGCTAGAGCTTTTGTTAATTCTGTTAATTCTTGACTTTCATAAATAGATGAAACTTTTTCGATTTCTCTTTTTAAAAAGTCGCACACGCATTCTATTGTTGTATCCACTTTTTGTGCTACCATCATTTCTTCTCTCCTTTCTACTTTTCCTCTTTTGTTTCAAAAAGATAATCAAATTTAACCTTGAACAATTTGCACAGCTTTTTTGCTTCCAATGCTGTGAATTTTCCTGATTTCTTTTTGTTCTCATAAGAAACTCTTGACATACCTAATTTTTCAGCCATCTGTTGGTTTGTGAAATTGAATCTAGCTTGTTCGGCTTCAATGACTCCTCTGCGAGCAGCTCCATCTGCTTGCGGAGGATTTCTCTTCTGGTTGCATGTCTTACATCAATTCCTCTTTGCACTTTTCTACCTCCCTCTATATTGCTTTTTCACAATTAATCAACTCAGAATCTCCGTTTACTCTTCCGTAATTAAGTTTGTCTGTCATTGTGTTGCACCTCATCTATCACTTTAAGTGGATTTTTTAGGTAAAGAAATAAAGTCAATAGGGTAATTGTAGATTGATGCAAGAGTATTCAGTATTGCAAACGATACTTCAACTCTTCCTTTTTCCCAGTTAATAATGGTATTTTTGGAAACGTGCATGATTTCTGCGACTTCTTCCTGTGTCATTTCCGCATTAACTCTGGCAGCTGCTAAGCTGATTTTTGGAAATTCCAACGCTTTTCACCTTCTTTCAAATATCTGTTTCCTTGTTACTCCATTATAGTACCATCACTTTAAGTGTGTGTCAACACTTTTAGTGAAATATTTTCACTTTTTTCGTTGATATCTTATCACTTTTAGATTATACTTTAATTGGGGAGAGGAAAGGAGTAAACAATGTCAGAACGTGAATTCAATGAAGTTTTTGCCGAAAGGCTAAGATATTTTTTAGAGAAATATGAAATCACTCAACTTGAACTTTCAAAACGCTTAGGTGTTGGGACTACTTCTGTATATAATTGGTGTAATGGTATTAAAACTCCAAGAATGGATAAAATCGATGCAATGTGCAAGATATTCCATTGTCAGAGGTCGGACTTGATTAATGATAAGAGCGATTGTGAGAAAAGAACTGGTGCTGTTCCCATCAAAGTCCTCGGCAGAGTGGCAGCAGGCATCCCGATCGAGGCTGTTGAGAACGTAATTGATATCGAGGAGATAAGTGCAGAGCTTGCAAGCACTGGAGAATTCTTCGGATTGCAGATTCACGGAGATAGTATGGAACCGAAGTTTTCTGATGGAGATGTAGTTATTGTTCGCCAACAAGATGATGCTGAGTCAGGAGATATCGTAATAGCTACTGTAAATGGAACAGATGCGACTTGTAAGAGATTGAGAAAGTATAGAGATGGAATCGAACTCATTTCAACCAATCCGAGTTATGAACCGATGTTCTTTTCCGCAGAAGATATCGAGAAGAAACCAGTTCGGATCATTGGACGTGTGGTAGAACTAAGAGCTAAGTTTTGATATAGCCTCGCAAGAGATTATATATAAGAGTTTGTGGTGTACTTAATGGAACAGGTCTCGCAAAAGAAAGAGAGGATAATTATGGATTTCACTGAATCAATTAAACAATTTTCAGAAAGGGTATCAATGTTAAAGGATACTGTTTCAACAGAAGAAGCAACAAAAATGTCACTTGTAGTTCCACTTTTCCAGATTCTCGGATACGATGTATTTAATCCTTCCGAATTTTGTCCTGAATATGTAGCAGATGTCGGAATTAAGAAAGGCGAAAAAGTAGACTATGCGATTCTTGACAATGGACAGCCAACCATTTTAATAGAATGTAAAAGTTGTTCAGAACAACTCGATAAACATTCTTCTCAATTGTTTAGATACTTTGGTGCATCTCCTGCAAAATTTGGAATTCTTACTAATGGTATTATATATCGTTTTTTCACTGACCTCGAAGAATCAAATAAAATGGATCTTGTCCCATTTCTTGAAATTAATATGCTCAATTTAAAAGATTCTTCAATAAATGAATTAAAAAAATTTGCCAAAGAGAACTTTGATAAAGAAAAAATTTTTAGTACTGCAGAAGAACTTAAATACAGTAGTTTAATTAAAGGATTACTTTCACGTGAATATGAAACTCCTTCTGAAAATTTCATTCGGTTTATACTTTCAGATATTTATGAAGGCCAAAAAAATCAGAAAATTATAGAAAAGTTTACGCCAGTCGTAAAAAGAGCTTTTTCTTCTTTTGTAAATGAAATAGTAAATAATAAAATTTCATCAGCTTTAGTTGATGAATCAGATTCAATAGATGAAGCTGAAGCAATAGAAGAAGCTCCGGTATCAAAAATTGTTACTACCGAAGAGGAAATTGAAGGTTTTTATATAATACGAGGACTTCTCGCTGGAACTGTACCAGTTGAAGATATTGTCCATCGAGATACTGAGAGTTATTTTGGTATTCTTTATAAAAACAATAATCGAAAACCTATTTGTAGGCTTAATCTTGACACCAAAAATAAACAACTTTTAATTCCTGATGAAAACAAGAAATTTGAAAGAATTTATATCGAATCTCTAAACGATATTTATAAATACCAAAACCAATTAATAGATGTTGCAAAACGTTATCTTTAAAATAAAAACCGCTCCTGCGCCAACAGGAACGGTCAACTGGGGAAGCACACGCCAATGTGCTTTAGTAACTCCGAAGAGATACCTTAAATGTGCTATATGCACTTCATACAATGAATATTGTATCATCTTCGGGGCAGTCATACAAGCAGAACTGTTGTTCTGTTGTGGGGCTGTTATTTTTGTACTCAAAAAATAGAAAGGAAGATGATTATGTGGGTTGAAGAATTAAAGAATGGCAAGTACAAATTTGTGGAACGCTACACCGATCCAATGACCGGGAAGTCAAAACGAGTAGCTGTTGTTATGGATAAAAACACGGCGAGGAACCGTAAAATGGCAGCACTTACTCTGTCAGGTAAGATTGAGAGTGCTCTCGCACCGCAAGTGGACAGGATCCGTTTAAAAGACCTTGTCGAGCTGTACAGAAAAGAACAAGTCAAGACACTTAAACAATCTACTTACAGAAGGAACAGTGCCGTGTGTAACACGCTTATGAGCATTCTTGGCAAAGATATCTATGTTGACAAGCTGACAGCCGGATACATCAGAGAACGTTTTCTCGGCACTGGTAGAGAACACAGCACTCTAAATGAATGGATGATCAGATTAAAAGCGTTGTTACGTTGGGGATACAAGAATGATTATATTGCAGACATATCTTATCTCGGAAAGATAGAGCGTTTCAGTGATATACCTCATCGGCAAAAGATAGAGAACAAATTCGTTGAAGCATCGGAGCTAAAGGAACTGGTTGCCGGAATGACCGTTGTAGAATGGAAGTTGCTTACTGAATTTCTCGCCTTGTCTGGTCTTCGATTTGGCGAGGCTGCAGCTCTGAACACTTCTGATGTTGATTTGAAAAATAGGAAAATTCATGTAACGAAAACGTATGACAATGTAGCTGACATCGTTACAAGCCCAAAGACACCGTGTTCTGTGCGAGATGTATATATTCAAGACGAGTTACTCACTGTCTGTAGAAACGTGCTCCTATGCTACCACAAAGGCACTGTAGTGGCATTCAGCACAGCTTTCTTCCCTGGAACAACGAAAGAACACATCAACTTCGATTGCTACTCTAAATATTTACGTGAAACATCTGAACGAATCATTGGGCGGAGAATCACACCGCACACTCTTCGGCATACACATGCCAGTTTACTGATGGAGCAAGGAATTGACATTGACAGTATCTCAAAAAGACTTGGACATAATGACAGCAGAGTTACACAAGAAATTTATCTCCACGTCACAAAGAAATTAGAAAGTAAGCGAAACGAACAGCTAAGGGAGTTAAAAATTTTATAGTTTGCCCCATTTGTGCCCCATAAGCATAATAAAAAATCTCCAAACCCCTTGCAAACACTGGATTTACAAGGAATTCAGAGATTAAGTTCGATGCCGCTGGCCGGACTCGAACCGGCACGGCTACTAACCGCTTGATTTTGAGTCAAGTGCGTCTGCCAATTCCGCCACAGCGGCTTATTTTGTCGGTTCATTATTCCCCGAACCGACTTTTTTATGATATCATATTTGCTTATTTATTTCAACCACTTTTTTTATTACTCACCAAGTTTTTTGCCTATCTCAAAGCAATCAAATGTA